CGAAACGGCGCGTGGCGGCCTACGCGCGGGTATCCACCGACAGCGAGGAACAGCAGACCAGCTATGAGGCGCAAGTGGATTATTATACGAAATATATCAAAGAGCGCGATGATTGGGAGTTCATCAAAGTCTATACAGATGAGGGAATTTCAGCGGTAAACACCAAACGCCGCGAGGGATTTAAGCAGATGGTCGCGGACGCTCTGGCGGGGAAGATTGATCTGATTGTTACTAAATCGGTCAGCCGCTTCGCACGGAATACCGTAGACTCCCTGAACACCATACGCCAGCTGAAAGAAAAACATGTGGAGTGCTATTTTGAAAAGGAATCAATCTGGACGTTTGACGGCAAGGGCGAACTGCTTCTCACCATCATGTCATCGCTGGCGCAGGAGGAATCAAGGTCTATCAGCGAAAACGTTACATGGGGGCAAAGAAAACGCTTTTCAGACGGAAAAGTAACGATGCCTTACGGGCGGTTTCTCGGCTATACCAAAGGCGCTGACGGCAAACCGAAGATTGTGGAGGAAGAAGCCCGGATTGTCCGTGAGATATTTCAGATGTTTTTAAACAATATCTCCATTCGCGAGATATGCAGAGAATTAACGCAGCGCGGTGTTCCCACCCCCGGCGGGAAACAGAACTGGGCGGTCAGCACTGTGCGCAGCATTCTGTCCAATGAGCGTTACAAGGGCGACGCACTTCTGCAAAAGCGTTTTACAGTAGATTTTCTCTCCAAAAAGATGAAGCGGAACGAGGGCGAGGTTCCTCAATATTATGTAGAAAATTCGCATCCGGCGATTGTTTCGCCTGAGATGTTTGATTTGGTACAGGCAGAGCTTGAAAAAGTCATCACCGCCGGATATAAGCGAAGCAGTGTCAGCTGCTTTTCCGGCAAGATTTTCTGCGCGTACTGCGGCGAAGTCTATTCCCGCAAAACGTGGACTACGACAAAAAACCGCCAGCCTGTGAAACGTCAGGTTTGGCAGTGCAGCGCGAAATATCCGGAGCGCGGAGAAGTGTGCCCTTCCATCCATATTACGGAAGATGAGATTAAAGAAGCGTTTCTGCTGGCGTTCAATCAGATTATAGACGACCGCGAACGGTACATAGCGAGCCTCGAGCCCATCTTAGAGCTTCTTGCCGACACTGGCGAACTGGATGCAGAAGAATCCGTTTTAAAGGAACGCGCCGACGGAATCTATGCCCAGATGGAGTCGGTGGTGAACGAAAGCGCTCGGAAGGCACAAAATCAGGACGGCCTGCGCGAACGCTATGTAGAGCTTAACAGTCGTTATGAATCGGTCAAAAAACGGATCGTCGAGGTTGCCGACGAGAAGCTAGCCAAACGGGTTCGGCGGGAAAATATCCTGCGTTTTATGGATACGGTCAGGGAACGCGAAAATCTGCTGACCGCTTTTGATGAGCCGCTCTGGCGGGCAGTGGTCGAGCACATGACCGTCCGCACAAAAAAAGATATTGTGGTGTGCTTCCGCGACGGGCAGGAGGTGAAAGTTGATATCACACACTAATTATGCTATGATAGCAGTAATTTTGAAATTCGAAAGCGGTAATCACATTTGGACAATTGGTTTACAACGGAAAAAATAGATAATGATACTTTTGCTATCAGTGAATACAAACATTGGGAAGAAACTCATTGCTATCTTCTAATCGGAGAAAGCCGGGCAGTACTGATTGATACGGGGATCGGCGTTTCAAATATACGACAGATTACAGACACTTTAACGTCACTTCCCATTTCAGTGGTAACGACGCATGCCCATTGGGATCATATTGGTGGTCACAAATATTTCAGTAATATAGCGGTGCACGAAAAGGAAGAAAAGTGGGTTTCGACTCATTTTCCAATTCCCTTGGCTGTAGTAAAGTCAAATTTGACGAAAGAACCCTGCGACTTTCCAAAGAGCTTTGATCTAAACAATTATCAGATATTTCAGGGTAAGCCAACAAGGATTCTGAAAGATCGTGATATAATTACCCTCGGGAACAGACAGCTGGTCGTTTTACATACACCCGGACACTCACCGGGACATATCTGTTTCTATGAGCCCGAACGTAAATACCTTTTTTCTGGGGACTTAATTTATAAAGGATGTTTGGATGCCTTTTATCCCTCAACGGACCCGATTCAATTCATGAACTCAGTTCATGCCATAAGGGATTTAGAAGTTCAAAAACTTTTGCCAGCACACCATACGCTGGATATCTCAAGTGATTTTATCAAGGCAGTGGACGATGGGTTTCAAAGCATTTATACACAAGGGAAGTTGCGGCAGGGAAATGGCATTTTTGAATTTAAAAATTTCAGTATACACATTTAGTCACGCTTTAAGCCTTGCATAATTTAGTTGCCATAGGAAGTGCCATCTCCTCACTGGACAACCCCGGTTACACTAAAACATTATGCACAAGCCGTTTCGTGTTTTAGTGTAACCGGCCTTATTTTGTCCCAATGCAAACCTCGAAAACGGCTTGTACACTGGGCAAAAACGCCTTGTCCACCTGAAACCACAGCTTGTGCATAATGTAAAAGAAAAACCCCGGAAAGCCAATAAACAAAGGCTTTCCGGGGTTTGCGTCAACAGAGTATTACGATTGACGTTTTGATTTGGCAAATGCTGATAATTTTGATACAGTGAAACCTTTTTCCAGCAATCGTCAGCGCAAGTTTAGGTATTGTTAGCGCAAGTACGAATCGTAAGCGCGGGTTCATTGGCCGTATCATAAGCGCGATTACAAAGTAATCATTTGATGGCGCCAATCTTTAATCCTTTTTCGTAAAAGCCTTTACTGCGGTCCAGACGCCACTTGCTATTAACCCAAGAACACCTAATACGGTTACGCCAGTGTCACCAGCCTTCTTTTTACAAGCAGAACAGATGCCAGTTTTGTTTTTTCCGACTATAGTTTTTCCGCATATTTTACATTTTCGTACTTCTTCAGTTCCCTTGCTCATCTTCAACATCCTCCACAGAAACTATATAGACTTGTTTGTTTTCAATCGCTTGTCGTGTATTTTCCAACGCAGGCTCCAACTCTTTAGAAAATGTGTACCAGCAATCGGTGGTTTCCTCTGAATAATGAAAATTGTCGTGCATCAATTCGATGGCAGACATGCCTCTTCCGCCAATCTCCTGCGTAATAAAATCATGCATTACTGTTTGATAACGATCAAGCACCCGCCTTGAATCTTCTCTTCTTCCAAGCGCCTCAAACACTTGCATCTGGACACCGGAAAATTTTGTCGCCAACTGCAAGTCATCAGAAAGGTTTGAAAGAAGCGTATCAATAGATGATTGTTTGTGGAACAATGACCATTTTGTATTCTTAGCAAGATGTAATGAGGCTGTACGCATTTCTGAATAAACACTATTCAAAGCTGTCGTCATCCGGTCAGACGCTTTTTCAAGGAGTAGGTTCCTCGTCTCGATAGATGGTGCGTTTTGCGCTTGTAAAATATAATCACGAGCGTCAAAGAACGGAGTGAGAATATCCCTGTCGCGGTCACGATCCAACTGATAACTTTGCATTTCTTGAATTGCAACCAGCGTGTCTTGGATCTGCTTCATTTGCATCTGGTTTGCGATACTTCGAGTGGTTTCAAGGGTTCCGGGGTTGTTTAGTACTTTTTTTAGTGTAATATCCTTTACACGAACTCCGTTTTCATCCAAGATTACTGCACGAAGATTGCCATCAACCTGTTTGGAATCACCAATAGAATACAGGCCCTTTTTAAGTTTTTCTTTTATACCTACAGGGAGACTGTCAAAATCCGGAACAAGTGTAACATTTCCTTTGGCAACAATAGCAGCCTGCTGAATAACATCATTGATAATACCGATGTCTGCAATAGGCACACTTGAAACCACTTCAACAAATGAGCTTTCTGCTAATGAGCGAGTTAGGTACTGCGCATACAGCCCCATAAAATCACTCATCTTTGATATTTCGTATCCGTTGATGTCGGCCTCTGTCACAAGGATATGTAATTCGGATGGAATAAGAGCTGAGCCGGGTAACTCATTACGTTCTTGCTCTTCCTGCTTTATTGAATCATCCATTTCAATTCCAACTCCTTTCATGATGAGAATGTCATCTTACTTTTGAGCAACCGTACCTTCCGCTTGCCAGCAATCGAAAGCGCAGGTATAAATCGTATGCGAGGGTTTAACTCGCGTGATATCCGAATGGTTCAAGGTGCTACTTGCACATTTTTCGTTCCTCATCTGTAAACAGCTCATAAGACAAATCAAGACGGCGGGCTTCCCATAGGGTTACAAATACATCCGTGCCACGGGTTTACTAATTAGCTGTTTTGCTGTTCCCAGACCGCCTTGGGCACCTTTAAGTTGAATAAAACGGACAACATTATATACACCTTTCTTTTTTGCAAATAGCTATCATGTCCTGCTCAAACCTTTTTTCTCTATCCGTTATCGGTTTCCACCCCACATTCAGACAAGCTGTATAGCCACCTATACTCTACAAGCTCTTATGAACAATTTATAATTTCAAAACCGGCTTTAATTAGCTTATCTTTTATTTTGCTATCTATTTTGGGAACTGAAATGAAAAGCTTTTCCCCAGCACGGCTAAGCGCGACATAATAAACTCGGTTATTTTCAGAGGCGATATTCGGGTTTAATATAAAATCCAGTCCCTGATTGGCATCATCGATTTCCGAAACGATAACCATCACACAGTTATTCTCGTCGCCCTTTGCTTTATGAATTGTTCTGTTTATGCAATCATCATTTTCAATTCTGACAGTCAGAGCCATATCGCTGTATTTTTTTGAATCATAAAATACTTTGGGCTTTCCCGTAGTAATTTTGCTTTTATGGAAGGCTTTATTATCTAAATAAGTAGTATAGAACTCAGTTAATGTCTTGTCTTTGAAAAGCTCATAATTATCTAAAAAATACTGCAATTGAACTAAGGCTGCTTGGTCTGCATCCTCATTCCGCATGGCTCTTTTCATGAGTTTAAGAGCATCCTTAACCTTATTATCTCTTGAATTTTCAATTGAAGAGATAATATAAAAGAGCTGTTTTGCGCGAGCAGAATTGCTATCGTTCGCAATAATATCTTCCAGCATAATATCTTCATCTATTGCGTTGTAGCCCTTTTTCAAGCAATTAGACGTCACATTTTTATAGCAAAGTGTCCACAGAGCTTCCTTTCCGCAAATTCGCTTAGCCTGTTGATAAGTCGCCATAACATCGCCAACCATTATTCGAGGTTGACATCCGTGCCTATTTTCTGGACTATATTGAGTAAGTGTCGGATCATTTCTTACGATATTCAAAATATTGATTATTTCTGCCGTGCTGCGATGGTTCCCCTCAATTTTATACTCGACCATTCCATTGATGTTAAAATTAGTAAACTGGGTAACATCGGCTCCCTGAAACTTGTATATCGACTGAGCCCTGTCCCCGATCACACCTATGATGCTTTCTTTTTCAGCTAATTTCTTTAATATTTCCGCTTGAATCGGATTAGTGTCTTGAAACTCATCAACGAAAATATATGGGAATTTAGCCCTTAAAATCTCAAGGATAGAAGGGTATTCACTAATGAGACGCCAGCTGAAATATAAAACATCATCATGGTGCAAAATGCCCTTACTCCAGCAAATTTTCTTATAGACGAGGTATGTTTCTCTTTTGATTCTAAATTTAAATATTTTACGCGGCATAACTTGCAAGATGCCGCTTTTATCGAATTTCCACTGCAAATCGAGCAGAGCCTCTAAAAGGTTTTTATCATCCAGATACGTTTGCTTGGTTTCCGCCTTTACACTGTACAAGATCGATTTATTTGGGACGTATTCATCATGTCCTTTTATTCTATCGACAGCTAGTTCCGGGATGCCTAAAAAGGAAACGTAGGGCTTAACAACATGCTTGTATAAAAAAGCATGGATTGTGCCGATTTCAACGTTTTCGCATGCTTCGCCGAGATTCAATAGGATTTTTTCTGCGGCGACGTTGGTATATGTAATACAGGCGATTTTCTTGACTTGTCCAAGGCGATTGGAGTGCTGAACCACATTTTGAATATGATTAATAAGCCATGTAGTTTTGCCAGCTCCCGGCCCCGCATTGACTTTAAAAGGATGTTCGATATCGATTGTCTCATGACTATCTTTTAAGGTTATTATTCCAGAACCCATTTGATAGCCCCCTCGATATATGGCGGTATCTTAAACGAAAAAGCTCCTTTAAGATAAGCGGCCTCTTTTTCACTTAAAACCTCGGCGATTTCCTGCGCCGACTCGGCTTTACTAACATAGAGCAAATATAGGGCGGCAATAAGTTGATCTTTATTTTTAGAGTCTGCTAAACCGTCTTTTATACGCTTACATTCATCACTGTCGCCGACGGCCGCGACCATCTCCTCGTATTTCTTGGCGTAATTATTCATTAGAGATAGTAAAATATCACCGTTGGTGATGCTCGGCACAATCAGCTCTTTGCAGGTAGGGTTATGCAGCAGTAAGTCGTATTCAAAAGTGCAGCCGGTATCTTTCGTTTGCGTGAAAACACTGATTGACTTTTTACGATCCGAATAGAGATCGGCAATCAAATTTGACGAGGCTTTATATTCATAACCGCTATCTTTACTTAATTCAAACGGGTAACATGAGCAAAACCGAGCACCTTTGACACCGGCTTTTTTTCTGACTGGGTCTAAATCGGTAATTACCGCTACGCGCTTATTTATGGCATACTCACTTTTATCTCTATCAAAAAGTTTCAAGAAATGGGAAAAGTATCTGCCGCCAATATTGATAACGGCGACATGACTATCGACAAGGTCGCCGTTTAGATAACGAGTGAATATGGGCAACAGCAGCTGTTCGCTGATGCCTTCGACCAAGATAATTCTTTTGGCGAATAGCATATCGGATTTCGTCACATCAAGGTATCTTTCGATATATGCCTTTGAAGCTTTATCGTCTTTATTTTTCAGATCAAAGACACGACCCGGATAAGCAACTTCGATTTCCTCTTTTTCTTTATTTAGGACAATCAGATTATCCAGTTTGGAAGCGGCGGTAATGTTTGGCGAATGCGTGCTTATAAATATCTGCCTGACGTTGGATTTCATATTATCATTCAGAAATTTTAGAAAACGATATTGAAGCGACGGATGCAGGTGGGCTTCCGGCTCCTCAATTGCCAAAACAGAGAATAGTTTAGCGTTACTCCCGTAGTATTCACCCATCGCGTCTTTTTGCATTCTGGCCAGAAGTAAAGCAATGTATATCAGATTATTATAGCCCAAGCCATTATTGGCTGGCGGTAGCTTAATACCGGTTTTATCCTCCAGAGTGAGTCTTAAGGCAGAGTATAGGGTCGTCTCGTTTAAAACTCCGCTGAAATGAGGCGAAGACTCGTCAAAAGTTGCACCGGTATCGTCTGCGTATGTTACGATCTGCTTTTCTCCAGCGGTAAGGCGACCTTGTAGCTTAGTCATTAGCTGCTGTGACGATTCGGCGAATTCTCGTTTCACTTTTTGCAAATTGCCTTTAATTTCATCCTTAGTTTTTGAAGTATCATTCTTAATTTCGTAATCAATGAAAAAGTCTATAACTTCTTTCAGAAGAGAGTCGCTTCCAGAACTTAAATCTCTTTCAACGTCCCTGATCGGCTGCATAAACTCGAAATCGAATTTATTCAGGATATCATTATCAACGACCGTTTTTAACTTCTCGTCGCCACCGTACAACTTCCACACATATTTACTTAAAAAAGAATGCTCGATTTCACTCCAGTATTCTTCGATGTTTGGGCTAGAAATGGCCGTCATGGTAGCCCTATATTCTTCGATTTCCTTTTCAGGCAGAAAAAATTCGTAAGTAATTTTAGCTTCATAAGGGCGCTGAATTTTTGTCAGCATCGTTGAGACTAAAACGATATCCTCGGAATACTCCGCTTCACCCTCGTTCTCCTTAAGAATTGAGGAAATTACGACCTGCGGGGGATTTGCTTTTAAATCGTTTATGGATAATTGCCGATTAAAATCATTAATGCTCAGTTTTTTAGAATATGATGTGTCAAATAGGATTTGAAGGGCTTTGATAACCGTGGTCTTTCCTGAGTTATTATGGCCAATGAAAATATTTAATTTTTCATTGAGTTCAATTACTTTTTTACCGCTAACCCCTCTGAAATTTTCAATTGATATATTTGCAATATACATAACATCCTCTCTCCCTCATACACAATGTTTTTGTTAAATCGCTTTGCCATCTGAGCATCTTGATTTAGAATGTCCTCATAATCGGTCTTATTAAGATTGAATGTTTTTCCACAACTCGGACACTTGATTTCGTGCATACTTATCTTGATCCTCATCAACTTTAGTCTTTTTTATTTCACATTCATCATCATATTGTAATGTTGCGTCTGATCGGTAGCTGTAAATATCTTCTCAAACACAGTCCTTATTTGTTGTGGCTCAATAGCGGAAGCATCGAAGAACAAACCATCATTGAAACCGCGCGCTCCGATATTTAGAACCGCAAGCATAGCTGCTGCCACATTGTAATCGGTTTTATCGATAGAACCATCTGAAAGCGTAGTTTCAAAGCGATGTCGGTTCTTTTCCAACAAATCAGATCGCAGGTCGCCGCTGGAATAACCACATATCTGAAGGTAGTAGTATTCCAAAATGCGCCGCGTCACGTTGATGAGCGCAATCGAATCAGTAGCTGTTCTGTACTCTTCCCAAAGAGAGTCATAAGTATTTTTCACTGGTGAATAATTAACCTTGCCGCCTCCAACACGGCCATCAAGGCGCGTACATTCAATGATGTACGACTGATTGTTCTCGCGCTTCTTCAGCTCGTATATACCTACACATTCGTTTTCTGCAACCCTGTTATAAGAAACTTCTTTGAAGAAGAACGGGTTGTGCGTCAGGCAGAAGAATTGTTTAATGTGGTCGTTCTGACTGCCATGATCTGTCATCCGATAGTTGTTATAGCAAATGGCAATCAAGTCCCGAACGAGAGACGCCACAGTAAACATACTGCTGCTGTCCATGCTGGAAACAGGGTCATCGATGACTACGATCTTATTGACCGTTTTTCCGTCATCGGACTGGCTGCCAACGACCATGTGATAGAAATAAAGGAAAGCAATGAAATGACGTTCGCCCTCGCTGAGTCCTTTTGCGACCTTCTCATCGGTTTCACGTATCAGCTCATAGACATACTGTGCGCCTGGTTTTTCCCGTAGATAAAAGCCTTGAAAACCAGCGGCTTTCAGAAGCGCATTTATGCTGTCCTTGGCGACGGTCGTGTTCACGGTCTGCTGGTTCAAACGCCCGATATCAGCTTGTAGAGCGTCGGAGGCTTCCTTCGCCGTACCCATTTCGCCGCTAAGCCGCTCGATATCGGCGGTGTGCCGTTCTTTTCCGCTCTTATGTACAGCAATCTCAGACCGGCACATAAACGCCATGAGCTGCCACACCTGCGCGACGCAATCCTGCTGCTTTTTCCCTTTTGCGTCGATAACGGCATTATACTCTTTGATTTTCGCATTAATCTGCTCGATTACACCATTGATGTCAAGAAGGATGTCCGATAAATCCGCAAGGATGACTGTCTTCGCGGGGTCGTCAGTTTTCTGTTTCAAGAGAGCAACATTGTTTTGTGCCCGCTCCATGAACAGGTCGAATTTGGTCTTGTACTCCGAAAGTAGTTCACAGGTGAATGGATTCTTGCTGTTCTCGGTGAGTAGGGCATGTATGGCGTTTAACGCATTTCGGTATGCCGACACAAACTGTTCCAGCTCTGTAACTCTCTTTTTATACTGCTCGTCAAAGCAGGACGCAAGGTCGGCCTCAAACGTGTCCGGCAAGTCCTGCTGACAGTATGGGCATTTCTTTCCTGCCTCATGCTGGTATGCCTTATGCCCTTGACTGAGCCAGCCGGAAGCGTTCAATGCGTGGACGAAGCTGGCGAAGGCAGAATCACTGCTCCCAACGATAGCCTCTCCAAGGAGAGGCGATGCGGGAATGGTGGCAACATCAATGGATTTATACTCAATGAACCGCGTGTCTGATGCTCCATAAGCGACTGCGTGCAGTTGGGCGAGAGCCGCTTCGTCTATATCTACTGGAGGGCAGGTTTCCAGATGGGCGACGAATTTCTTCTTGTCGCGCGTATATCCGGCCTGTGTCTCTTTGTACTGTGTTCTGACAGACTCGGTCATGTCCCATATGGTTTTCTCGTATACGGCATCGACCTTTTTCTGTTTTTCTCGTTCGTCAGCGATCTTACTGTCGATGGCCTTGATTTTTGCGTCAAGCGCTCGCTTTTCCGCAGTCTTTTTATCGACTTCGGCTTTGATTTCCGCATTCTGTTGGGTGATGGTGAAAACGCCGGGAATATTGCCGTAGCTCTGGATATTGTCGGCGATGAATTCCTCATTATAGACCATCAGTGTATAATCGCCGGGTGTTGAACCGGGAATCCACTCTGTTGCGGCAGGAACGCCTATGTTCTTGGCGAGGGTAGATTTGCCGGTTCCATTGTTTCCAAAGAAAAAGTTGATAAGTGTCGGCTCAAACGTCACCCCGGAGAAAGTGTGGTCGTTCAGCGTAATTTTCTGGATTGCCGTCTTGATCCTGTTTCCCATATGCGCTCCTTTCCATGCTGCGGCTTCATTCAATATCGACGTGCAGCCGCGCCATTACATCGATCAGATTACCATTTTTGATCGACCAGTGTTCTTCGTCAAGCTCATTCCGCAGCGATGCATGTACCATTCCAAGCAGTCCGATATTCTGGTTTAAAAGCTGTTGTGATATGCCTTGGAAGCCAGTGAAGCATACCTTGATAGTTTCGCCCTGCACTCGCATATCCGTAATGCGGCCGAGCAGCGCTGGATGACCTTCTTCGGTATAGCCGAAGTGCATATTCCTCTTGGCAAAGATACACGGCATACTCGCAAGCTCGGCAAGGACGGCTGGCGTGATGTTGGCATACCGTTTCTTATGCTCCTGGGCAGTGTATTTGCACAAGGCGCAATTCTTGGCGATGGAGAAAGCACCGCAGTTATAATCCTCGTTCTCCAGAACGAACAAACAGTAGCGCTCCTGATTCAATGAAGCCCATTCCAGCTTATGGCTCACTTTTTGCGGCGCTGGACGTGCAGCAAACATCGACATAAGTCCCTGCATAAGCTCCGGCGTAGGGCAGTTGATATTCAGGTTTATTGTTCCGGCGTTCGTACCCACCTGAATGCCGGAGCCGGTGTTGACCATTCCGTTCGTGGCCTGTGGGAATTCAACTGCTGTGGGCTGTGCGGCAGCCAGCACTATTTCATTTTTATCTGCCATTCAATCACCCCCACATAGCAACACCTGCGTCCTGTAACACTTGTATTAAGTTGATATTCTTTATCGCCCAGTGCGTTCGGAACGATTCATAACCATTCACGGTATCAAGTGCATATTCGTTCTCAAGCAACACCTTGACTGGGATTGGATAGAGCTGTCGGAAGTAGACCATCACGCCGTTTTGCTGTTTGCGGACATCTGTCACAAACGCAAATACGGCGTTTTTCTCGCTTGGAGTGGTTTTACAATATTCATCAACAATAATAGACGGAAATCTCTTTATGTCCGCGATTGCGTTATCATCCAAAGAAGCAAATCGGCTCTTTAATTCCGGCGTCATGTACTCGGTTAATGCACGATCTTTCGGCACAAGCAGATGGTCGGAGATAAATGGGTCAAAGCCAATGAACAGATTGTAGTAATCAGTATTGGCTGGCCTCTGCTGACCATTCGAGCCGGTTATTATCAGGTTAACCGTTGGGGAAAAAGTGTCGGCGTGGCCAACCTGAACGCCTTTCCCGTAATTGTTGTATGTACTCACCTCCGGAACGGTTTGCTGTATGCCGTCCGATATGCTCTTCAGCTTGTCCTCCATATGCAGCCCCTCAATTTATGTTGATTGTCAGAGTCCCGTTGAGCTCTTCAATCTGCACACCCTTGCCGTAATTGTTCATGATAACCTGTTTTTTGGCCTGTGAAGCGGCCTCCGTCTTCTCAGAACGCGGGCTTTCATCACTTTTGGGGGCGTCATCCACTATTTCGGCTTCGACCGGTGGTATGTCCTCATCTTCCGTCCGTTTCGCTTCAGCGGCATCTTTATGCCCTTTGTAGGGATAGACCCGCTCGATATGCGTTCCCAAAAGTGTCGGCTTCCAGTCCGTAATCGTGCTGCGACCGAGGATGTTCGTCGGTCGATGAAACAAGATATAGTGCCAAATTCCGACGAGAAATGGCTGAAAGCAAATCTCCGTAGCCGCAAGGATCTGTTCTCTTGTTGAGGGAGAGCCATCCTCATTTATATAGAACATATCTGTATCCGGAATGATGTCATCCCGGATTATTTCCACGAGCGTCTTTACGAGGCGCTCGTCTTTTTTTGAGGTCGTATCGACATCGAGGAAACCATCGGCAAACGCAGCCATGCGTGACAGCGCGGTCTGATAGTCATTTCGAACGCACTCGTCAAACGCATGAACTTCGGCAGAATCCTCGCTAAAAGGCAGGTATGTTCCACATTCTTTTCGGCAGTTCTTGTATGCGGAAGTATTTTCTTTAAATGTGCCACCGGCGGGCGCGGTAAAGTCAGGACTCATAACCTGAATAAACGCCAGCATGGTTTCCGGGTCGGAAAGACCGTCGCGCTTGCTCATGAAGCGCTCACGCACGCTGTTCCTTGACGGGTGTGCTTCCATCAAGTGGGTCAAAAAGACCCCGCCACATAAATACGGAATGCTCTGTTCAGGCATCGGCTTTCCTCCTTAAAAACTAATATCGTTACTATCGCTGCTATCGCTGCTAACCATAGCGCGACAACCTTGCTAACTATTGGATAGCTCCTGTGAGAGATCACGGGAGCCTTTCTTCCTGTGATCCTCAACGAAAATCACAGGAGGGAAAATCCATGTCAACCAATGAAAATCGCAAGGAACACTACATCTACGACCCCGCAACCAAGCAGTGCATCCCTGTCAGCGATGAGGTCTACAACGCGTTCTACCGCCCGATCTGGAACACATTCCGTAAGGCGCACCGCCACGGCTGCTGTTCCTGCCCCGGAAGCAAGTGGTGGCTCTGCGGCGGCGACTGCGCCGATTGCAAGTACCGCGCCGCCGGAGACAGTTTATCGCTCGACTACGAGCAGGAGGTGGTCGGCGACATCCGCGAGGACGAGTCTGCCGACATAGAATCTATCGTGACTGACCGCATCATCTTTGACCAGCTCCTTAAGAGGTTGGACGAGCTGATGCCGGAAGCTCGTCGCATTGGGGAGCTTCGCCTCGATGGCCTTTCGGACAGCGACATCGCAGATATTATCGGCATACCACGCACGACATTCCTATCAAGGCTCAAAAAAGCCAAGAGCAAGCTTCACGCCGAGTGTAGTGACCTGATCTAACCTGGGCAGGCTCTCCGGCTACCACCGTGGCGGCTGGGGAGCTTTTCCGTTTGGATTAGAAGAATGTAAGCTCTCTGTTTTTTCGAGCAATATCCTCATCGTAGGTTTTTTGAATATTTCCAAACTGGATGGTGACATACGTCTTCCCAGAATTAATCGCTCTCTTCACGACATACCCGTCTCCGTATTGTTTACTTACTACGTCTCCGCGTTTTTTTGTGTTACGGGCAGGCTGAGTCTCAACAGAGACAGTTAGCGGCTTATTTTTATCATCAAACGGCAGGTTGGATTGCGGAATCTGCACAGTTACATTCCTATGAATCTGAACGTCAACGGCTGTATCCTCACTTCGTATTTCATACGTTTTTTCGGGCAGGCCGTATACATTAACGCTTTGATGACCGGTTGAAAAAGTGTTTTCCTCAAGGTAATCGCTGGTTCCAAAGATCAATTTTTCCAAGTCGTGCGAGTGCCATTCTGTAGCATACTCATCTTTGGCAAGTCGTTCAACACGTTTGACCAGCCTTAGGTTCTCAACATTTTCAGTATCATCGTCGGGCATAATAATAAACAGGTAATCTCGCGCCCGGCTTATAGAAACATTGATAATGTTCTTCTTATTGAGGAACATCTCCTTAGAAGAAGATATCGAAGGAGGAGCATTGAAGACGGCAATTATAATATCGCATTCATCTCCCTGAAACCCGTGTATTGTGCCTACCTGAACACTGACAGATACAGGAAGGCTCGCCGACGCCATCAGCTTGTCTATCAAATCTGCCTGAGCTCGATACGGCGCTATAATACCTATCGTGAAATTACGCTGTGTTCCTTCATTTGCCCTCGCAATATTTTCGGCAAGAAAGCTCGTGAACTCAAAGGAGAACAAGGCAGAGTAAATATGGTATGAGCTGCTATGCTGTAGCCTTTTTGAGCGGGTAATGCTCTCATATTTCGTTACCGGAAATTTCACAATATTCAAAGCGGATATATTTAACCCGCAGTCAACATTGAGTAGTTTGGCGCTGTCTGCCGTTCGATTATGCTTCAAAATCCCGCCATAAGCAAATTTGCTGAATACGCTGCCAATTGCCGGGATGCTTCGATATTGTGTCGTAAGTAGTGTGACCGGGTATTTATACGGGACAGTAACAGGATCAACAAATGAGTCAAGCTGAACCATTGTGTATATGTTTTCGTTTTTCCACAGATCAATTGCTGTAATGGGTTCTATTTGAAATGGGTCTCCGGCAATATAGAATTTTCTCGGAGTTTTCTTATACAAGGGATAAACGATATTTGCTATCGGAATCATTGAAGCCTCGTCCACCACAATGTAATCCCAGTTGATTGCATTAAGGAAAATACGCGCGCCATTCGGCATAAAGAAATCATATGGGAATCTGGCGATCGTTGTGACTGTGATTGTCCGCTTCAGCTTACGAATATCGAATGTTTTATCACGGAACACCTCACTCGCTTCAATAGCTTCATCGTTAGTGATGCCAAATCGTACAAGCCAGTCAATATAGGAAGTATCGCTCCCCATGGTATCCATTAGTCTGCTCACAAGAACATCAGCGGACTTATTTGTTGGCGTCAAGACGAGGACTTTTAAATCTTCTTGCTGCTGCATCATTGGAATCAGTATATTTCTTACAAGGTGCGTTGTTTTGCCTGTACCGGGAGGGCCAAATACAAACTCAATGTTTTCACAAAGGTTTTGCTGCATGTTATAGTCATCATCATACCCCAAAGCTGCAAACTGCTTACGGAGTTCCTCCAATAAGAAGACCGGGCTTTTTGCGTCAATGCGTGCTTCAGTAACAGCAGAAAGATCAATGCCGTCAATGTCTGCATTTGTCTTCAGCTTGACTCTGAGCGTATATGATTTTACGTTTGCGACCTCTATTGCAACGGTTTTCGTCTGATCTCCAAAGTGTAATACGAGAGGGATGTCAGCTAAATCCTCCATAAACTGAGGAATATAGCGACTCGGGTATTTCAACACAAGCGTTCGTTGCGTTCCAGATTCTCTTTCTACGCGGGCAAAACTGATAGATACTTCTTTGCTGTTCAGATTGTTCGCGTTGCTGGTCAGCGTTTCCATTTCGAGCAGAGTATTAAACCAGCAGAAAGAGTATTTTTCAGCATTTACAGCACGCTTCTGAAGGCCTTCAAAATAAGCAATCTTGTCTATTTCAATTGCACTCTTCTGCTTTGCCTGTTCAATCCTCTTGCTGTAATCTACCGGTCGAGGAGTATACTCATCTTCATCAATTTCCTCATCTGCGCGGTCTTCTGGCTCTGGTTGCACAATGTCATTGCGTGTCGGCTGTGGCTTCGTCCGCCGCGCAATATCCCTTATCACTTTTGATGAAGGCTTGCGATTGTAACCCTCATTCCCACTACCTGCGTCTTCACCGAAATCTTCCTCTTCACCTATGTCATCTTCGGAATCGGAGTCGTCGTTTGACACGGTTCCAGTGGGCGCTTGCGGTCCTTTTTGTTGACGTGCGGCATTTGCAGCTTCTCTCTGCTTCTTAATAAACGCAATCTCTTCCAAGTCGTCCTCGGTTAATCCGAGCGCTTCGGCTTTCTTAGCCAGTTCAATACGTTCTTTTTGTTTATCTGTCAGATTATCATAGTCATCGTCGTCGTCATCTGCGCCAGCTTCATTTGCGATTTGTAAAAAGTTAAATAGGCTTGAAGCACCCTCTGATGAGGTATCATATATACTTGCAATTTCATCCCGTGTTATTTCGCTCGTGGATACGAAGTCACCGGCAGCATTTACAAGCCATTTTTCTGTTCTGAGAAGAACAACGTCCGCTGCCTCAAACGATTGAGTATAACCGGAATAATAGTAGTAGCTACAGGAGCCTATTAAAAGATATGACAAACTGTGATACGTCTCACATATACCGACAAGGGCGCTCCACAGCAGTTTTGATTTTTCGATACTTTTTGATTCTGTAATAGCTGTTACCAATTCTTTACAGCCATCAATAGTTTTTTCACTCCATGAATGTCCGCGCGTGGATCGTGGCATGGGCAGGTCTCTCCGGACTGCTTCGGAATAATCGATAGTTCTCGTTACAATTGAGATACTTTTCTTTATACCAAGCTCAGTCAAAAATGATATGAGTTGCTTTTCATTCGATGCGCCGACCAAATCGAGATACTCATCGTATGCTACAAAGAGTGCGTCCTTTTTTGTTTCAAAATACTCCTTGAGTTCCGGCGACGGGAAATACAGATCAGAGGCTTTTCCCCTGTATGGCTGGCTATCATCAGGCTCATAATAAGTGACGAAATCGCAATCCTTTATGAGCTCAATAAAATCGTCAACTTCTTCCTGGGGGCACTGTTTATAGTATTTAAAGAAAAGCAGGAAGTGCGGATCCGTGTCTATTTCAACGCCACTTTTATACTGCGGTAAAATGATATTGTAGATTTGATTTCTTATTGACGGCTTCTTGACTCCAATTTTCTCCAAAAAGGCAACAGTTTCTTTTTCGGTCAGAAGCTCCGAATAGACTGTAGTGTATCCACTTAAGTCTTTGTCGGGGAGAAACAAAATCAGATGCTCTGATGAATCAAATGCAGCTACAGCCTTACGGTCTTTGTCAAGAAATATCGGCATTTTCTTGATGCTGTCAGTCCGTTTAGTTGTCTCAGAAAGCCATTTATAGAACACATGAAGCCACGCTATGGGCTGTTTCTCTACAAAGTTTGCGCTAATTCCCTTAATTGACTTTGTCCGTTTACGATAATACGAATCCCAGACGGTACGGCCGCTGATGATTGTGTTCTCATCTAACCACGTATTGACTATTTCATCGACATATGAAGCCAGTGCTTTATTTCCACGTTGAATCTCATCACGTCCCATGGAAACAAACACCCAATGTGCTTCAGGAATCTCGCAGATATCAGCAAGCTGTTCATCAGTAAACAATTCCGCTAATTGCGGGACTGCGGCCCAACAAGCAGTATCTTTTGCGCAGTACCCATCTCGAGTCGGCAGTATGGATTCTGTTGTGAAGATATTCTTGATCTCGGTAAAGAACGGCATAAAGGAAATATGCCGCTTATCATTGACATCAGTAAAGCTGTCTCCGTCAGTGGGTATTATGGACAGAATAGAGTCATCAATAAGCCTTGCTGACTTTTCTATGCCTATGTCGCGAAGATACAGCAAGCTGTCGGATGCCAGCTTTGCCAACAGCGCAACCATATGATTGTTGTGAGCAACGCCTGCCCGTATTCCTTCACGGCTGTCTGTTAGCAGAAACGGTGCGTGTATCAGGAAATTAAGGCCGGTGTTTTCTTTGGTCGGGAAGAAGCAGAATGCGGGTTCTTTCTTGGGCAGCAGTTTTTTGTCTTTGTCAAGGAAGAAACCAACGGAATACTTTCTCCCGGCTTCATCTTTGCGTGTGAACAGCCACAAATACTGATCGACAATATCTTCGCCGCTGTTTTGCGTAAGCGTAATTAACTCCGCTGTGGATTCGCCAATCTGCCTTGTTTCTGGTATGCTTTTACCATATAGACCGATAACATCTTCAAATTCAAAATCGATGTCGCGCAGGCTGCTCAGAAAGAGAAGTGGGTAAGAGAGTGATCTCAGTTTCTCTGCTATATCGCTGTATGCCTCTTTTTGACCGCGTTCGGCATGGTCAAAAGGGAAAACAAACAGTGTTTCATTTGCTCTGCGCCCCTCAAAATCCTCTTCAATAAAAGTGGGAACAATGAAGCGGTCAATGCGAAAATGGACATTTGGATCATAGATATAAGGCGTCGATGTGTACTGAAAAACGGCCTTAAATCCAACACCAAATTTGCCAATAGATGCCGCCGTTTTGTTGGAGTTGGCGATTGAAGTAATTGAGTTAATATCCCCAAGCCTACCAGCGTCAGAGTCTTCATCTTCATGTGAAGGGTCTGTTACGGAAAAATGCCGGGTGCCGTTGTGTATAAAGATTAGTCTGTCCGGTTCAAGAATGAAACGCGCATTTGTAGCGCCAGCGTCGTCGGCGTTTTGGAGAAGCTCATATATAAAATGAGCTTGGTCCGAGTACTTTTCAACAACGCTATTCTTTATACCTCTCATTGAGGGCTTTTCAAGGGTGTCGGCGCTTTCGGCACGGTCTGCTGTGAGCGCAGCAAAGAATTGCTTCTCTTGCTCAGTCATCTTGTCATTCCCCAACCTTTCGACAGCATATATTTTTACAGCAACCTACATACAGAAACCATCTGTATCAAAGATATGCGTAAGCTCATCGTCATTTATGGCTTGCTTTACCTTATCCCGTACTGCGGTCTTTGACATGTCAAGCCGCTTGAATTTTCCATCTGAAGCCATACGGATAAGTTGAATCCGCCCAACGACCGGGTTATTCCGGGCATATTCGGCAAAACCTTTCGCTTTTCCGAGATTGTCTGTCCGTGTTTGGTCGTGAGGCTCAAGGATATCAATGATATATCCGCCGTGTGCATCCTTACGAATGACAAGGAAATCCGGGTATGCGGGTTTATATACTCCGTCTTTCTCATACGGAATACTCAGCGACCAGGGCTTTCTCGGTGGATTACGAAGCCAGCATACGAAGTCAGACCGCGCTGCTTCTTCATCAAGCACACCTTGCTCCCAGTTGTTGAGAGCAATTCTGGCCACTCCGGAATTGTCCACGAACAGATGGTTGGAATAAACCCTGCCATTCGCACTGTGCTCGCAGTTTATGGTTTCGGGAAGCATAAAAATGTGCGCACTGACGAGATCACCGTCGGAAACGATATCATTGTATTTCTTTTTGTACTTTACTGGCAGGTTGATTGTCTGGCGCCGATACCTGTCGTTCATCACGTGGAAACGGTCTTTAGCAAAAGTATTCAGCGCAGCGATGCAGTTGCTGTCCGCAGCGTAAATAATAATATCGATTTTGAAGCCGTTCGGATTGTCCTCAGTCTGATACTCACGACCGTATTTCACACCTATTCCTTCGTTACCGAGCTTGGTATCGGCGAGTCTAAACTGCCTGTCCAGGTCGGTATCCGTGGCGGAGAGAAAATCGTGAACGGCGTTATTGTCTACGCTTTCGCCGAACACGTCAAAAACCTGCGTATTCAGCTTGAACTGCAGCACCTTTGTTGCAAGCTCAGAATACTTACCGCTAGATTTGAGTGATTCTATATAATCGTGAACCATTCGCACGATGTCATCACAGACTTCATCATAGGCGTTTTGATAAATCAACGATTGACTAAACAAGTGTGAAAGTGCGAACAAAGAGTGCAGATAATTATTGATGCGCACACTTCTCACTTCGTATGTAAGCAAACCTGCGTCGTTGATTGCTTTCATCACTTCTTCTCGGTCAAAGTCTGCGGTAATCTCTTCTGCCGTACTTGATACATCGGAGTCATTTGGCGTTTCCTCAATAGGCGCAGGATACTCTTGCACTGTTTGGACATTCTGACCGCTGGGTGTCTGGGCATAGGCCGATGAGGCAGTTGCACCGATTGCATCACTGGGAGCAGTTTCACCCATGTTGTCGGATTCCGGCTGAGCAATATCATCTAAGCTAAGCTGCCCCGGTGTTATGACTTCATGGCGCGGCGCAGCAGCCCTTGGCGTAGTCTGCTTCGGTCGTACAGTGAGAGTATCAAAAGTTTTCTCGCCGAACGCTTCACCATATACATCGGTTGGGATGTTACCGCCTTCGGTGCTTTGCAGGGCTTCGGCTACGTCCTTAACGGTTTCTGCATTGAAGTATGGTAAGAACAGATGAACGTCGTTCAAAACATCATCTACCATAATGTGCATCTGCATCGGAGTACGCACCATGCGTCCGAGGAGCTGCGCGATATAAGTGGCATCATTGGCATGACGGAAGGACATCATCGTCTCGGCGCGTGGGCAGTCCCAACCTGTGGATAGATTCTCCTTGAAGAAAACAACTTTTATCTTACGGTCATCAGCGATGCGGGAGGGCTCACAATAATTGACTTCTATTCCATTGATAACAAGAGTACCGTTGGTTTGGCCGAAGGTATGGACAACCTCACCGGGTTGAAAACGTTCACCGGTGCGCTCTTCTATTTTTTGCAGGCAATCGTCTAAATCTGTAGCAGAAAGCTGACTTCCGCTGCCGTTTTGAACCTGAATGACGAAAACAGGATTCACATACGCATAATGCTGCTCATAGCAATACTGCGTCCAATGCTCCCATTTCTGTTTCCAATCGTCCGCAGCGGCTTGAAGAACCGCCATATCATTATTAATGGTATCCGGATATGTGATGATGATCCTGTCTTTGAGAAGACCGGAAGCGCGGACTTCATCCGCTGTCGTCACAACAAAATGCGTAGTAGACATGATGCCGGAGGCGAGATTGTTGAAGCGTTCCGGAGTAGCTGTCATTCCAATTACAACAGGCATAACTGGCAAACCATCATCTGGGCTGCCTTTAAGAAATTTCTGCATAATGGTGGTGGCTTTGGCTGCGTCTCGGCCCTGCATGCCGCGATGGGCTTCATCTATGATGAAGTAAAGCCTGTCCGATTTTTCACGGACGGTATTGGCAAGCGTTTCCCAGATGGTGTATGTCCTACCGTCACCATGCTTTGTCAGATTACTGCTTTTGCCGAGCTTCTGTGTATTCAAAAAATAGATGTTCCCATCATCGAGCATTTCCTGATCGAAGGAGTCATCGGTTATAATCTTGCATTGGTCGAGTGTGATTTTATCGGCTTTTAGGTCAATTTTATCCTTAGACTGCTGATTCAACTCCGGTGAGTCTGAGAGCCATACAAAGATAGCGTCGAGCTGATCCGGATATGTATCATCACCAAATAAGATGCTCTCAATCAACGAGGACATGACGATGGTCTTGCCAGCACCTGTGGGGGCTGTATAGGAAACAATCTGCGGGGTATGAGTACGGCGATAGCTGCCGAGCGCTTCGGCGGTATTCAGACGCAGGTTTGTAAGCGCCTGCTTTTGAAACGGGAATAATTCAACCTTCATCTTTCTTACCTCCTTGCGTTGATGCGGAAATTATCAAGATAGCTGCGATACAGCTGATATGTATGCTTTGCGCGAAGACCGGATATCATCTCGCGGTACGCCTTTTCCGAGTCGGTCACAATGAACACCGTATCAATTTCCGGATGCGCGTTGAGTTGTTCGTCGAAAGCCATGAAGCTGCTTTCGCTTATCAAAACTGCAAACTTGTTCTCCGGAAGTATCAGCATGTCCGGAACTTCGCTACACAGCTCCGGGCGTTTGCCTATGGCACCTGCTTTCAGCCACAACAGTGGGAGAATCTCTTTGAACTGCCTGCCCAATGCGACATCGTCTTTGTCGAGAAAGCCCAGCTTGAAGTATTCACAGTTTGCCTTAAATCCCTGCGACATCGGAATGGGGTTTCCATCTGCGTCGTTGGCAAGATAATCCCCCTTAAGCGGATTGCCGTTCACATCATGCCCCTCGATGGAGCAGACGGTGCGCGGCCATGTGACATAGCGGGCAATGCCGAGCTTCTCCCATTCCGGATCGCCGGGTTGGTAGCCCTGTTTGGCAAGAGATTTTGCTTCATCAGCAGACACTTCGTTATTCGTCACCATGATACAACGCCGATGGCCGCCATCTTCTGCATTTAAGAGATTAACAGCGTGAAGTGTTGTACCTGAACCGGCGAAAAAGTCGACGACGAGGGCGTTAGGGCTGTTGCCCACACAATACCGTATAGCATCTTCAACGGCATACAATGATTTTGGGAAAGAAAAACGTCGTTCTAAGAATATTGAATTAAGGAGTGTTGATCCGTAAATACCCGCATCATGTAAAGGTCGATTCCAGACAGCTTCAGGCGCTTTAGTTTTCACCGCATCTTCATTATGCTCCAAAATCAATGCGCCGTTTGCATCGTGACCCTTTACGATTATTTCTCCAGCCTCAATGCGCCTCTTTTCAGCTGTCCTAAGATAATTCAGAGTCATTTTTTTGCCAAATGTACTTACTCTTGCGCAGCCAGTGTCAAATGCTTTAGCAAGTGACTCTCTTCCTAATTGCCATGTATTTTCGCGTCCATCAGGTCGCAGCGGCCAAATAGCTATAAGCCCCGCCTCTGGAGCCGAAACAGTATCTTTATCGTCAGTTATTGAAATCAGGTCGCCAATGGAATGAAGTTTGCCGTTCGGATAAACCCATACAGGGTAAAAAAGGTTTGGGCGGTCACTTCTCGAACTATTTGAGCCCGTTCGCATTAATGAAAACCAAATTGGATTCTTCTTTTCTACTCCCTCTTGCTTATCTGGCACTATGCTTGGAACGCCTATTTGAACATAATATAGATACTCTTGATTACGAGTAAACGATCCGGGACGTGCTACACCTGCTCGTGGATTTATGATATCAGTTACCATAGTTATATTAGCTTCTGGGAACATCTCCTCCAGCAAGCAGCCGAGATGCAGATACTCTTTTTCGTCGATAGTTACAATCAGAACAGAATTGTTTGGATTTAATATCCGCTTGGCGATTTTTAGCCGCTTCTGCATCATGGAAAGCCATTTACTATGACGGTAACTGTCGGAGGAGTCGACGTAGTCGTTGTTATACTTCCAGTCGCGGGCTCCCGTGTTGTAGGGCGGGTCAATATAGATACAATCTACCTGCTTGGGGTATAGGTACTCTAATAGCTGAAGTGCATGATAGTTGTCCGCTTCGATGAGCGTATGCCACAGGTCGCTGTCCGGCGCGTTTTCCACTTTATCTATTGGCTGCAGTGTGGGATAAATTGGCTCGCCGAATTTTGCCACAGGCACCAGTTCAGAAAGCGCTATGGTTTCCTTTTCACCGGAGGCAAGGCGCAGACATTCAGCCTCATCACTGTTAATCTTGATAACACGGTACACATCATTGATGGCTCCGGCTTTCTTCGCCACAGTGCTGCCGCGCTTTATTTCGATGCCGTAAAGAGGAGTACATTCCGGAATGTGCTCCTCAAAAACAAGGCCGAATTTCTTTTGCTTTGTCAAACGAGCTGCTTCCTGCATGAGTCGTTCACGCAGGGTCTTGTCCTCTACCTGATTAATCAAGTCATTTAATGCAGCCATAATCTAACTCCTATCTATAAAATGTTGCAGTGGTTATACTGCCACACTATAATTCTACTTCAAAGCGTGTCCGATAAAACGGGCTCACTTCGCATCGGCAGGGTCGGAATTATCCGCCGCGCCGCCGGAACGTATCCATTCATCCACTTCGGACAGCTTGAATTTCCACAGCCTGCCTACCTTGTAGGCAGGCATATTTCTTTTCGCGATCCATTGCAGAATGGTTTCTCGCCCAACACCGAGATACTCTTGCACTTCCTTGAGGGTGGACCATTTTTCAATGTTAGTCTCGCTCACGCTATTGACCTCCATATTCTGTTCCGCAGTGCCGCAGGGTCTTACACCTGCGGCTTTTCTCTATCTGCGTGAGTGCCATATACACTTTCACATTAAATATTATATCACAAAGATGACCTAAAATCAATGTTTATGGATGAATTTGATTGTAAAAAGTCATAAATGCACGTTATTAGGCAGATGAGGCGTGCGGTTTTTCTTCAAAAATCTCTCTCCTTCCTTCGTCAAAACACCTCCCTCATGTCCAGCGATTTATGAAAGCAAACAAAAAACGCTTTCAGGCTGGAGGTGAAAGAAGTGTATCAGACACAGGTAAAACCCAAGGGCTGTACTGCGGACGAAGAGCTCGTCGAAGTCCTCACCGCGATCAGCGTAGTGTCAAAGCGGCTGGCGAGGAACCTCGCTATTCTCGCCGCACAAAGCAAATCTAAGGAAGGAGGAAAATCAGATGAGCAAAATGAGCGAATTGGCAGCAACTATCGAAGAACTCCGCAGTGCTGCCGCTGCTATTTCGGATGCCGCTGACTGGCTGTCAGAGATGTTCAGTGGAGAGCCGCAGACAGAAGATGCTCCCGCTTCTCCTCCTGAACCTGAACTGACACTGGAACAGGTTCGGGCTGTGCTTGCGGACAAATCCCGTGCGGGCTTCACCGCTCAGATTCGCTCTCTGCTCCAAAAACACGGTGCGGCGAAACTGTCGGAGATTGACCCTTCGCATTACGCCGACCTGCTCAAAGAGGCGGAGGGCTTGGGAAATGGGTAAACACGCCATTCTCTCCGCCTCCAGTGCTGACCGTTGGCTCCACTGCCCGCCGTCCGCCAGACTCTGCGAGAGCTACGACGATAAGGGCAGCAACTACGCCGCCGAAGGCACCGACGCTCACGCGCTGTGCGAGTACAAGCTCCGACAGACGCTGGGCATGGAAGCCACCGACCCGACCGAAAACCTGACATGGTTCAACGAAGAAATGGAGGAATGTGCCGCCGGTTATGCGGCCTATGTGCTTGAACAGGTGGAAGCAGCAAAGCGAACCTGCGCCGATCCGATTGTTCTCATCGAACAGCGAGTGGATTTCTCCCGCTGGGTGCAGGACGGTTTCGGCACCGCCGACTGCGTCATCATCGCGGACGGTACATTGCAGATCATCGACTATAAGCATGGCCTGGGCGTGCTCGTGAGCGCGGAGGAAAATCCGCAAATGGAGTGCTACGGGCTTGGTGCACTTGAGTTGTTCGACGGCATCTACGACATTGACTCGGTGCGCATGACCATCTACCAGCCCCGCCGCTGCAATGTCAGCACCTACGAGCTTTCCAAGGACGAGCTTTACCGCTGGGCGGATGAGGTGCTCAAGCCCACAGCAGACCTTGCTTTCTCCGGTGACGGAAATTTCCTGTGCGGTGAGTGGTGCGGCTTTTGCAAGGCAAAGCACGATTGCCGCGCCAGAGCTGAAGCCAATCTGGAGCTTGCCCGCTACGACTTCAAGCTGCCGCCGCTGTTGACGGATGAGGAAGTCGAGGACATCCTCTCCCGCGCTGATGACCTTGTGTCGTGGGCGGCGGACATCAAGGAATACGCACTCCGCCAAGCGCTCAGCGGCAAGAAGTGGAACGGCTGGAAGCTGGTTGAGGGCCGCTCCAACCGCAGGTACACAAACGAAACAGCTGTTGCCAGTACTGTTGAAAGCATCGGCTTTGACCCCTATGAGCACAAGGTGCTGGGTGTCACCGCCATGCAGAAGCTGCTCGGCAAATCCCGCTTTGAGGAACTTCTTGCACCATATATCGAAAAGCCGCAAGGCAAGCCGACGCTCGTGCGGTCAAGCGACAAACGGCCTGAATGGAACACCGCAAAAAATGATTTTATGGAGGAAATGTAATATGCCTAATAACACAAACAAAGTCAACAATCCGATGAAAGTCATCACCGGCCCCGATACCCGTTGGTCTTACGCCAACGTCTGGGAGCCGAAATCTATCAATGGCGGTACGCCGAAATTCTCCGTCAGCCTGATTATCCCCAAGTCCGACACCAAGACGCTTGCCAAGATCAAGGCGGCTATTGAAGCCGCCTACCAGGAAGGACAGGCTAAGTTGAAAGGCAATGGTAAATCTGTGCCTCCGCTGGCGGCTCTCAAAACCCCGCTGCGCGACGGCGACACCGAACGCCCCGATGATGAAGCCTACGCCAACGCCTACTTCATCAATGCCAACGCGACTACTGCTCCCGGCATTGTAGACGCAGACCGCAATCCGATTCTGACCCGCTCGGAGGTTTACTCCGGCGTGTACGGCAGGGCAAGCATCAGCTTCTATGCTTTCAATTCCAATGGCAATAAGGGCATCGCCTGTGGGCTCAACAACCTGCAAAAAATCCGCGACGGGGAGCCTCTCGGCGGCAAGGCAAGCGCGGAGTCCGACTTTGCCACCGACGATGACGACGATTTTTTGAACTGAGAAAGGAAAGGTGAAAACATATGACAACCTTACAGACCGTTTTAGTTACCGTCCTTATCGCCATTTGGCTCTGCATCAGTGTTGGGTTCCTTGTCTCAGTGATTCAGAGCGCAATATATGACCGCAAACGCGAAAAGCGTGAGAAGGCGCAGGCTGCCCGCGACCTTGAATATCACGAAAAACGCATGGCGGACTTTAAGTAAAACATCAGGGACGGGCGGCAGAGCTTGCTTTGCCGCCTTGTTCCTATTAAGGACGGTTGACTATGAAATCACTCAGTATTGATATTGAAACATATTCCAGTGTGAACCTTGCCAAATCAGGTGTTTACCGCTATGTCGAAGCACCGGATTTTGAAATTCTGCTGTTCGGCTACTCCGTAGACGGCGGCGAAGTGCAGGTCATCGACCTTGTCTGCGGTGAGAAAATTCCGGCTGACATTCTCGGCGCACTTACAGATGAAAGCGTGACAAAATGGGCTTTCAACGCCGGCTTTGAAAGAGTGTGCCTGTCGCGGTATATCGGTTTGCCGACCGGCGAGTATATTGTCCCTGCTTCGTGGCACTGCTCGATGGTATGGGCGGCGACAATGGGTCTGCCGCTTTCGCTGGAGGGCGTCGGCGCGGTGCTGGGGCTGGAAAAGCAAAAGCTCACCGAGGGCAAAGAGCTCATCAAATATTTCTGCCAGCCCTGCGCTCCGACAAAAACCAACGGGCAGCGCACCCGCAACTTGCCGGCTCATGCTCCTGATAAGTGGTTGGATTTCAAAAAATACAATATTCGTGATGTTGAGGTTGAAATATCCATTCAAGAACGACTTTCCAAATATCCGGTGCCGAACAGCACTTGGGAGGAATATCACCTTGACCAGGAGATAAACGACCGCGGTGTGGCTCTGGACATGACGCTGGTACAAGCGGCTATCGCCATTGACGGGCGCTCCCGCTCTGAATTGACCGCAGCCATGAAAAAGCTGACTGAGCTGGACAATCCAAACTCGGTGCAGCAAATGAAGCAGTGGCTTGCGGATAACGGTCTGGAAACGGACACGCTCGGCAAAAAGGCTGTGGCGGAGCTTTTAAAAACAGCGCCGCCGGAGCTTGCCGAGGTACTTGCTCTCCGTCAGCAGCTCGCCAAATCCTCGGTAAAGAAGTATCAGGCAATGGAAAACGCGGTCTGCGCCGACGGTCGTGCTCGCGGCATGTTCCAGTTTTATGGAGCCAACCGAACCGGCCGCTGGGCGGGCAGGCTCATTCAAATGCAAAACCTTCCGCAAAACCATCTGGAGGATTTGGCTGAAGCCCGTGCCCTTGTGCGCTGCGGCGACTTCGATGCGCTGAAAATGCTCTACGAGGATGTGCCGGATACGCTGTCGCAGCTGATACGCACAGCATTTATACCGAAAAGCGGTGCAAAGTTCATCGTGTGTGACTTCAGTGCCATCGAGGCCCGTGTGATTGCGTGGTTTGCCGGCGAGCGTTGGCGGCAGGACGTTTTCGCCAAAGGCGGCGACATCTACTGCGCTTCGGCGTCGCAGATGTTTAAGGTGCCTGTTGAGAAGCACGGCATCAATGGCCATCTGCGGCAAAAAGGAAAAATTGCAGAGCTGGCGTTGGGCTATGGTGGCAGCGTTGGTGCACTCAAGGCGATGGGCTCGCTGGAGATGGGACTTGCCGAAGAAGAGCTTCCGACACTGGTGGACGCTTGGCGGCAATCCAATCCCCACATTGTGAAGTTCTGGTGGGACGTGGATAAAGCCGCCATGGAGGCAGTCCGCTGCAAGCACACCAATTCGACGCATGGCATTGCCTTCTCCTATCGAAGCGGAATGCTGTTTATCACCCTGCCCTCCGGCCGGCGGCTTGCCTATGTGAAGCCGCGCATCGGTGAAAACAAGTTCGGCGGCAGTTGTATTACCTATGAAGGCATCGGCAGTACGAAAAAGTGGGAACGGCTGGGCTCCTATGGACCAAAGCTCGTGGAAAACATCGTTCAGGCGACTGCCAGAGATATTCTCTGCTATGCCATGCGAACGCTTCGCCGCTGTGCCATTGTCATGCATATCCATGACGAGCTGGTCATTGAAGCTGATCAGAGTGTTTCTTTGCAAGCCATTTGCGAACAAATGAGCCGAACACCGCCGTGGGCAAAGGGGCTGCTGCTCCGCGCCGATGGATATGAAACGGATTTCTATAAAAAAGATTGAGGATGTTTTGTACGATAGGCTTTCTTTTTTCCAGTGGGTATTAGAGATGGACAAGAAGCCCGTCGTGAAAGGAGTTTCTAAATGAGTATAAACAAGTTTAACAGCGAGGGCTATTACGACCCCACCGCCTATGAAGCCCTGTCGCTGATTGAAAAGGAAGAACGTGCACTGCGGGCTTTTCGGCCGATTGTCTACATCTGCTCTCCGTTTTCTGGGGCTGTGGACGAGAATATCGCGGCGGCGCAGCGTTACAGCCGTTTTGCCGTGAACAAAGGATACATACCCGTCACGCCACACCTGTTGTTTCCGCAATTTCTTGATGACAACAATCCCACGGAACGCCAGCTTGGGCTATTCTTCGGCACTGCCATCATGAGCAAATGCGCCGAGGTGTGGGTATTTGGCAGCATCATCTCACCCGGTATGGAGGCTGAAATCAAGCGTGCCAAGTGGAAGGATTACCGCTTGCGCTACTTCAATGAAAACTGCGAGGAGGTGCAGGAATAGTGTTCACGATATACCACTCCGATTTCATCGGAAATCCCGGCAATTGCTCCTATCCGCACAAAGCCGAAATTACCGATGCGGCGGTATTTGCGGCTGCGGTCAGCCGTGACTATGTTTGCGCAGAGTACCGCAATAACTATCGCAGCGGCGACAACTTTATTGGCAGCGATTGCCTGCCGGTGGACTGCGATAATGACCACTCTGAAAATCCCGATGAATGGATGCAGCCCGCCGATGTAGAAGCGGCGTTTCCCAATGTAGCCTTTGCCGTTCATTACAGCCGGTCGCATATGCGCGAAAAGAACGGAAAACCCGCTCGTCCCAAATTTCATGTCCTGTTCCCCATAAACCGCGTTACTGACGCTTCCTGCTACAGTGATATGAAAAAGCTGGTCAATGCCATCTTCCCATATTTCGACACAAAAGCGCTGGACGCCGCGCGATTTTTCTTCGGCACCAATTCGCCGCAGGTGGAAATTCACGAGGGCTGCATGAAGCTAACGGACTTCTTGGCAGGTGACGATTTCGACGCAAATATGGCCGGCGGGTATCGTGCGAGTCAGGTTATCCCGGAGGGCAGCCGAAACGCAACACTCTCCCGTTTTGCCGGCCGCGTCATCAAAAAGTATGGCGACAGCGAGGAAGCATATCAGGCGTTCATGGAGGAAGCCGCAAAATGCGCGCCGCCGCTCCCGGATTTCGAGCTTTCGACTATTTGGCACAGCGCACAGCGCTTCTTTGCAAAGATACAGCGGCAGGACGGCTATGTGCCGCCGGAAGCCTATAACGTTTCAGTTTCCTACAAGCCCGGAGATTACTCCGACGTGGGGCAGGCCGAGATTCTGGCAAAACACTTCTCCGGTGAGCTGCGATATTCGCCCGCGACGCACTTCATCCGCTATAACGAGCACTACTGGCAGGAAAGCGAGCCCGGCGCGCAGGCCGTTGCGCACGAGCTAACCCGCCGCCAGTTGGAGGAAGCCACTAAGGAATTACTGTCAGCGATGAAACTGTTGACAGAAAATGGCGGTCAGACGATTCTCGAAGGCGCATCCAAGAGCAAAGCCGAAAGTCTGATGAATGATGCGCAACTCGAAGCGTATCGGGCATTTCTCGCGGCAAAGGCATATCAATCCTTTGTCATCCGCCGCCGAGACTCCAAAAACATCACCGCGACGTTAAAGGAATCTCGTCCCATGTTGGAAATCTCGCCCCGCGACCTTGATGCGGATTGCTTTTTATTGTGTACACCCGATGCCACTTATGATCTTCGGAAAGGCATGGACGGCGCAAGGGAGCATTCACCGGAAGACTTTATTACAAAAATGACCTCTGTGTCGCCTGGTAACAAGGGCTCACAGCTCTGGCAGGACAGCTTGGCACTCATCTTTTGCGGCAATCAGGCGCTTATCGACTATGTACAGATGATCTGCGGGCTTGCCGCAATCGGCAAGGTTTATGTGGAAGCTCTGATTATCGCTTACGGCGGCGGGCGTAACGGCAAGTCCACCTTCTGGAATGCGGTCTCCCGTGTGCTGGGCCTTTACAGCGGCAACATCTCCGCCGATACGCTGACGGTCGGCTGTCGTCGTAACATCAAGCCAGAAATGGCGGAGGTCAAGGGCAAGCGCCTGCTCATCGCCGCTGAAATGCAGGAAGGCGCTCGGCTCAACGACTCCACCGTCAAGCAGCTCTGCTCCACCGATGAGGTGTTTGCAGAGAAAAAGTACAAGGACCCGTTCAGCTTCACGCCCTGTCACACGCTGGTGCTCTACACGAATCATCTCCCGAAGGTCAGCGCCTCCGACGACGGAATCTGGCGCAGGCTGATTGTTATCCCCTTCGACGCCAAGATTGAAGGCAGCAACGACATCAAGAACTATGGCGAGTACCTTTACCAAAACGCCGGCGAAAGCATTCTGGCGTGGGTCATTGAGGGCGCCAAGAAGGTCATTGCGCTGGACTACAAAATTCCCGTGCCGGAATGCGTGCAGAAAGCAATCGCGGAATATCGGGCGCAAAACGACTGGTTTGGACACTTTCTTGAGGACAAATGCGAGCTTGACGCCGGCTTCCGCGAGAGCTCCAGTGTGCTTTATCAGTCCTATCGGAATTACTGCATTGATACCAACGAGTATATCCGCAGCACGACAGACTTCTATTCCGCACTGGAGGCCGCCGGGTATAGCCGTATCAAGGTGAAAAACAAGCGTTTCTTTGCCGGATTGAGGATAAAAACAGACGACGGAGATTTCGAGGAATTTCTGTCATAAGAGGGCCATGGGGTAACCTCGATAAAGGTCATATACAAAAAGTCTCTTAGAAACAAAAAAATAGCCCTAAGAAAAGTTTTAGATATGACATGCGTCGAGGTTACCCCGCCTTAAAAATCTCTGATGGAGTGAACGAATATGAGAGAAAAAGCAATAGAGAAAAAACTGGTTCAGTCAGTCAAATCCGCTGGAGGCATCGCGCCGAAGCTCGTTTGCCCCAGTTTCGACGGAATGCCCGACCGCATTGTGCTTTTACCGGGCGGTCACATCGGCTTTGTGGAGGTTAAAGCGCCAAACAAAAATCCGCGACCGTTACAGCTGGCACGGCATGGACTGCTTCGGCGGCTTGGTTTTAGAGTCTATGTTCTTGATGATGAACAGCAGATTGGAGGAATCCTTGATGAAATATGAACCACATAACTACCAGACCTATGCCACCCAGTACATCGAGGACCATCCTATCTCCGCTGTTCTGCTTGACATGGGTCTTGGTAAAACTTCTATCACGTTGACGGCGCTGAACGACCTATTGTTTGACAGCTTCGAGGCGCACCGCATTTTGGTCATCGCCCCGCTGCGAGTGGCACGGGACACATGGCCTGCTGAAGCAGATAAGTGGGATCACCTGCAGAACCTCATCTGCTCCGTGGCTGTCGGCACCGAAGCGGAGCGACGTGCGGCGCTGCTGAAGCCCGCCGATATTTACATCATCAACCGCGAAAATGTCCAGTGGCTTATCGAGGACAGCAAATTGCCGTTCAGCTTTGACACCGTTGTGGTTGACGAGCTGTCGTCCTTCAAGAATTATCAGGCGAAGCGCTTCCGGGCGCTGATGAAGGTTCGTCCTACGGTCAAGCGCATCATCGGGCTGACCGGCACTCCCAGCAGCAACGGGCTGATGGATTTATGGGCGGAGTTCCGGTTGCTGGACATGGGCGCACGTCTCGGACGCTTTATCAGCCGTTACCGCCTTGAATATTTCCAGCCTGACAAGCGCAATGGGCAGGTCATCTTCAGCTACAAGCCTTTGCCCGGCGCAGAGCAGCAGATTTATGACAAAATCTCCGATATCACCATTTCCATGCGCTCCACCGACCTTTTGCAAATGCCGGAGTTGGTCAGCAGCGAATATACCGTCCGGCTCTCCGACGAGGAGCGTAAACGGTACGACGGTTTGAAGCAAGACCTCGTCCTGCAGCTACCGGGCGGAGAAATCACCGCCGCCAATGCCGCCGCGCTCACCGGCAAGCTCTGCCAGATGGCGAATGGCGCTATTTACACCGATGACGGCGGTACCGTGAATCTTCACGACCGGAAGCTGGATGCGCTGGAGGACATCATCGAAGCCGCCGGTGGAAAACCGCTGCTGGTTGCCTATTGGTTCAAACACGATCTTGCCCGCATTACCGAGCGGTTGCAGAAGCTTCACATCCCGTTCTCCAAGCTGGACAGTTCTGAGAGCATCAAGCGGTGGAACAACAGCGAACTGCCCGTGGCGCTTATTCATCCTGCCTCTGCCGGTCACGGGCTCAATCTTCAGAGCGGCGGGTCCTGCATCGTCTGGTTCGGGCTGACATGGTCACTGGAGCTTTACCAGCAGACCATTGCCCGGCTCTGGCGGCAGGGGCAAAACGCCGAAACGGTTGTGGTGCAGCACATTGTTGCCAAAGGTACGATCGACGAGCGAATTCTGAAGGTATTGTCCAAGAAAGACAGCACCCAAGCGGCGCTGATCGATGCCGTAAAAGCGGACTTGAAAATCTGAGAAAATCTACGACAATCCGTGCCAATCCGAGAGAAATACAAAATATCGGAGGTACAGATGATGAATCCATATGAAGAATTGGCAAACGCCATCGTGCTGCAGGCAGTCAAGGATTACCGGCTGCACGACGACGAGCAGGAGCTCGCCAGCATCGAGCGTTTCTTCCGCTCCGACTGGTTTGGCACGCTGACGAGCGTCAACCCAGAAATACTGATTTCCAAGCTGAGAAAGGAGAAGGTGCGCTATGACTGCTAAAACCTATCTTTCTCAGGCACGTTATCTGGATATGCGCATCAAATCAAAGCTCCAACAGATTGACTCACTGAATGAGCTGGCAACAACCTGTACATCAGTGCTGACGGGCATGCCCCGCAATCCCAGCGGTTCTGTCTCTCGCATGGCGGACGCGGTCTGTAAGATTGTTGATCTGCAAGCGGACATCAACCACGACATTGACATGCTGGTCGACCTTAAAAAAGAAATCATGGGCGTCATCAAAGCGGTGGAGAATCCGGAGTACCAAACGCTTTTGGAGAAGCGTTACCTCTGCTTTCTGTCTTGGGAAAAGATTGCGGTGGACATGGGCTACGACCTGCGTTACATTCATAAGCTCCATACACGGGCGCTGGAGGACTGTAAAATTCCCGCGTTTTCCAAAGCGGACACAAAAAGACACTGAAAGACACCTGCCGCTTATGATAGTATTATAATCAGGAAAACAGAATCAAGAGAGCCTTGTGGGAGCAATCCCGCAGGGCTTTTCCTTTGCCCGCAAGGAGGCGGATCAAATGCCCTACAAACCAAAGCGTCCCTGCGCCTATCCCGGCTGCGGTCGGCTCGCCACAAGCGAGCAATACTGTGCCGAGCATCAAAAGCAGATGGACTATCACTACAATCATTTCCAGCGCGAGCCGGAGACAAATAAACGCTACGGCCGCGCGTGGAAGCGTATCCGCGACCGCTTCATCAAGGCGCACCCGCTCTGCGAGGCGTGCAAGAAGTCCGGTCGGCTGACACCAGCCGAGGAGGTTCATCACATTCTTCCGCTTAGTCAGGGCGGCACCAACGATGTGCATAACCTGATGGCGCTTTGCAAGGCGTGTCACTCGCGCATTACGCTGGAAGCAAACAAAAATAACCGCGAGGCGTGAGCCGGTGGGGGTATCAAAATCTCTACACCTGCTTCAAGCGGACAGCGGCGCGGGGCTTTCTGTTGAAAAACGCGGTTTCAAACGGGGGAATAGGCACAAAAAAGCGCTGCGGCGTTCTTAACACAAGAGCGAGGTGATATTTTGGCGAAGGACGGAACCAACAGAGGCGGCGCTCGTGTCGGCGCGGGCGCAAAAAAGAAGCCGTTAGCCGACAAAATCGCTGCCGGCAATCCCGGCGGAAGAACACTGACGGTCATGGAGTTTTCCGGCGCTGCCGACCTTCAGGGGCAGGCGATGCCGGAGCCGAACAAAATGCTCGAAGCGGTTCAAAAGGACGGCAAGACGCTGGTAGCCGGTGAGATTTACAAAAACACATGGACATGGCTGAACGAACGCGGCTGCGCGGCGCTGGTCTCTCCGCAGCTTTTGGAGCGCTACGCCATGAGCGTCGCCCGCTGGATTCAGTGTGAGGAAGCGGTCACCACCTACGGCTTTCTGGCAAAGCATCCGACGACGGGCAACGCGATTCAAAGCCCGTATGTGGCGATGGGTCAGAATTACATGAATCAGACCAACCGGCTGTGGTACGAGATTTTTCAAATCGTCAAGGAAAACTGCACCGGTGAGTACAGCGGCGCAAACCCGCAGGATGACGTAATGGAGCGCTTGCTCAATGCAAGGAGGGGCAAATGACGTGGATATACGAAGCCTAAAGCTGTCGGAGGTGAATCCGGCAAAATACAATCCGCGCAAGGAGCTGCGTCCCGGCGATGCGGAGTTTGAGAAGCTCAAGCGTTCCATCGAGAGCTTCGGCTATGTGGAGCTGATCGTCGTCAACGAGGCGACGGGCTTCACGGTCATTTCCGGTCATCAGCGGCTCTCCGTTTTGAAAGCACTCGGCTATGAGAGCGCGGAGTGCGTGGTGGTGAGCTTGGATGCCACCCGTGAAAAGGCACTCAACATCGCCATGAATAAAATTTCCGGCGAGTGGGATACGAAAAAGCTCGAAAACCTGCTCTCGGATTTGAAAGCGGAGGACTTCGACGTCACGCTGACCGGTTTCGATACCAGCGAGATTGGGCTCATGCTCGGTGTTGATGATGAAATCGTGCAGGATATTGTGCCGGAGGTCAATACAGATGAGCCAACGGTATGCGAGTCCGGCGACATTTGGCAGCTCGGACGGCATCGGCTGCTCTGCGGCAGCAGCACCGATAAAAGCAATGTTGCCAGACTGATGGACGGGCAGAAAAGCAAGCTGCTCTTTACATCGCCGCCGTACAGTGATATGCGAACCTACAACGGCGATAAGGAGCTGTCGGTCGAGAGCATTGCGCAGTTTCTCCCTTGCTATGAACCGTTCGCCGCGCTGCAAGCTGTCAATCTCGGAATCCAGCGCAAGGACGGCGAGGTTTATCCCTATTGGAATACTTACATCGACACGGCGAAGCAAGCCGGTCTAAAGCTGCTGGCGTGGAATGTGTGGGATAAGCTCACCTGCGGCAGCGTCGGACAGCAAAGCGCGATGATACCCATCCGGCATGAATGGATATTCTGCTTTGGCAAAGAGCCGGTGGTAGTGAATCCGACGTGGCGCAAGAAGGAAGCCAGCATTTACTCCGGCGGGCGCTACAACAAAATCCGTCAGGCGGACGGCTCCTTTCGGATTGCGCGGCGCGGCAATGAAACCGGCGCATTCAAGAAGATGGAAAGCTTGCTGGAGCTGCCGGAGCAGACCAGCCTTGAGTCGGTCACGAAGCAGCTCAGTGAAAAAGGCAAGATTCGCGCCGAGCACCCCGCCACTTTCCCCGTGGCACTGCCGTCGGAATACATTGTCGCTTTTACCGATGAAAATGACGTTGTGGTCGAACCCTTTGGCGGCGCGGGCACGACGCTCATCGCCTGTGAGCAGCTTGACCGCACCTGTTACATCATGGAGCTGGACGCGCACTACTGCGATGTCATGATCAAGCGCTGGGAAAATTTCACCGGCAAAACCGCCGTGAAGCAGGAGGACTGATTATGGATGTACGAAAAATACCCGTGGAGCAGCTCATTCCCGCCGATTACAATCCCCGTAAGGATTTGAAACCCGGCGATCCCGAATATGACAAGCTGAAGCGCTCCATCGAACAATTCGGCTATGTCGAGCCACTCATCTGGAATAAGACCACAGGCAGAATTGTCGGTGGTCACCAGCGTCTAAAGGTGCTCATCGATATGGGCATTCCAGAAGTAGACTGCGTGGTGGTAGAGCTACCGGAGGAAAAGGAAAAAGCACTCAACATCGCCCTCAACAAGATTTCCGGCGAGTGGGATAAGGACAAGCTGGCACTGCTCATCGCGGATTTGCAGGGTACTGATTTTGACGTTTCGCTGACCGGCTTCGACCCCGCAGAGCTGGACGATCTGTTCAAGGATAAGGTCAAGGACAAAATCCACGATGATGATTTCGATGTGGAGGCAGCGCTCAAGGAGCCGGTCATCACCAAGCTCGGCGATGCCTGGACGCTGGGGCGGCACCGGCTGGTCTGCGGCGACAGCACCCAATCGGATACTTTCGAGCTGCTGATGGCCGGCGCAAAAGCAAATCTCGTCATTACGGACCCGCCATACAACGTCAACTACGAGGGCAGTGCCGGAAAAATCAAAAATGACCATATGGCAAACGACGCATTTTACAGATTCCTGCTGGTGGCATTCCAGAACATCGAAGCAGTTATGGCGGACGATGCCAGTATCTATATTTTTCATTCCGACACCGAGGGGCTGAATTTCAGGAGAGCCTTTGCGGATGCCGGTTTCTTTTTGTCCGGCTGCTGCATCTGGAAAAAGCAGTCACTGGTGCTGGGGCGCTCGCCCTATCAGTGGCAGCACGAGCCGGTGCTGTTTGGCTGGAAGAAAAAAGGCAAGCACCAGTGGTATACCGGACGCAAGGAAACGACCATCTGGGAGTTCGACAAGCCCAAGAAGAACGGCGACCATCCGACCATGAAGCCAATCCCGCTGCTGGCATACCCGATTATGAATTCCAGCATGAGCAATACGCTGGTGCTTGACCCCTTCGGCGGCTCTGGCAGTACTCTCATCGCCTGTGAGCAAAGCGACCGCTCCTGCTACACCATTGAGCTTGACGAAAAGTTTTGTGACGTGATCGTGAAACGCTACATCGAGCAGGTCGGTTCGGCGGACAAGGTTTCCGTACAGCGCGACGGGCTGACGTATGCCTATGCGGAGATGGTTGCCCGTGAGAATAGCAATTCTTGATTTTGAGGTGCAAGCGACACCGCTCTCCAAAGCTCGTCTGCACGAACTATGCGCTGGCGCATTATTTGAAGCTGCAGGAATACGACTCCTAGTATTTCTCTCCAAGGCATAATACCCACACTTCCCGCAGGTACAGCTTTCGGCGGTTTGTGCATACCGGAGAATGTCGTTTTTCTCTCACAGAAAGCTTGCTATTTCAGGCGTTTAGAGTGATATATGTACCTACCAAATTGAAAGGTGGTACATGAAATGCACGACAATGACTTGAAAAAAGCGCTCGACGACTTCCTCCAGCAGCGCATCGACGACTGCGGAGCACGCGACAATGAGGGCTTGCAGGAAGCCTATCAGAAGTTTAAACGCTGCACCGAAAAACTGAAAAGCTCACTGACCCCGGAGCAGCGTCAGGCGTACCTCGAATGGGAAAACGCCTACTCTCTGGTGGACGGCGAGACGATGAACTGCTACTACCGTGCCGGGTTTTCCGACGCGGTATTGTTTTTCATGGGATGGAGGGACGGAGAATGGAAATGAAGTACAACGTCACGGGCAGCGACCGCAAGCGGCTGGTCACGGCAATCGCGGAATTTATGGAATGCGCGGCAACGTACAAGGGCGCTCCGACCTTCGCCTATGAGGTGGGCTGCTTTACCATCGACAAAAATGGCACCGTCTGCTTTGACGACCGCAATCCGCAACGCGCGGGGAGCGCCGACAGCGAGAAAATTGAAAAGCTCATCCAGCGGCTGCATGAACTGGGCTTTGAAGCGGAAACCGAGGAAGCCGTCGATTCCCTTGTTCTTTCCTACCCGCGGGAGGACATCACCGACGCGGCACTTGAAAACCTGCGTCTGCTGGTGGCAAGCAAGGAGACACTCATCAAAAAGGCGCTGGCGGTCGATGCTCTGCCGATTGAGGTGGACGATGAGAAGGTCAGCTTCCCGTGGTTTGACGGCTTTCCGACACCGGAGGAAATCAGCGCCTACACACACTTTACGAGCAAGCTTATCAGTATGGCGAAAACGCAGAAGCGCGTAATCGCCAAGGAAAAGGAAACCGAGAACGACAAATACGCATTCCGCTGCTTTCTGCTCCGGCTCGGCTTCATCGGTGACGAGTACAAAGCGGCTCGGAAAATCCTGCTGAAGAATCTCACCGGCAGCGGCGCGTTCAAAAGCGGCAATTCCAAGGCGCAGAAGTACATCGAAAAGATTGAAACGAACGCTGACCTTTACGACGATGTGATGAGCCTGCAGGACAAGGAGGAAACTGAAAATGAGCAATAATTTTCCGCCCAGAGAAATTGTGGAGCGTATCCGCAGGCAGTATCCGGTCGGCAGCCGTGTGGAGCTTGTCAAAATGGACGACCCGCAGGCGCCTCCGGTCGGCACAAAGGGCACCGTGCGCGGCGTGGACGACATCGGCAGCGTGATGGTCGCATGGGACAACGGGAGTGGCCTTTCGGTTGCCTATGGCGCGGACGTCTGCAGGGTGGTGAGCGATGATGAGTGAAACAGTCAAGAAGCAAATTCTTGCCGTGCGTGACACCGGACGCACGAATATGTTTGATATCCATGCAGTTCAGCGCATTGCGTATGACATGGAGTTCTATGAACTGGTGACCTATCTGGAAGATCATCGCCGCGAATATGCACACTTCATCCTCACCGGAGAGGAACAACGGCTGTAACCTACACAATTTTAGTGGCGACAAGGGGCTTCATATTCGTGGGGTTTACAGCAGGACATATCGCGTAATGGACTTGCTATTCTGTGCTTTTAGAGCGAATATGTACCTGCCGAAAGGAAATTACAAATTTACAGGAGGACACGACCATGACAGAGAAGCAGCTCAAGCAGGCCAAGAGCCAGCTGCCGCAGGGCGAGAAATTCGACAGAGCCTACCGCGCCTTTGAAGGCGGCATTCGCTTAATTTCCAAGAAAGCCGACGGAACGGAAACCCGCTACAAGGTCGTTTTCGACGCTGACGACAACGTCCGCATCGAGAAATTTTAAACCACCGAAAAAAACAGCCGAGGTCAGCCCTTCAGGGGCTGTATCTCGCACAGATAAATTTTGAAGGACTGCCGATGGCGGTCTATTTTTATGCCCGGAAGGAGGCGGCGGCTCTTGCGCAAGCTGAAAAAATACAAGCAAACGCGCTTTAAGGCGCAGGATTCAACCTATGACAAGGCAGCCGCCGACTACGCTGTGGCATTTATCGAAGCGCTCTGCCACACCAAAGGGACATGGGCGGGAAAGCCCTTCGAGCTGATTGACTGGCAGGAGCAGATTGTGCGGGATATTTTCGGCACACTCAAGCCCAACGGCTACCGGCAGTTCAACACTGCCTATGTGGAAATTCCCAAAAAGATGGGCAAGTCCGAGCTTGCGGCGGCAATCGCGCTGCTTCTCACCTGCGGGGATGGCGAGGAACGCGCCGAGGTATACGGCTGTGCCGCTGACCGCAATCAGGCCTCCATTGTTTTCAACGTTGCTGCGGATATGGTGCGAATGTGTCCGGCGCTTGCCAAGCGGGTGAAAATACTGGACGCGACCAAGCGGCTCATCTATCAGCCCACCGGGAGCATCTATCAAGTACTCTCCGCCGATGTCGGAAACAAGCACGGGTTTAATACCCACGGCGTGGTGTTTGACGAGCTGCACACCCAGCCCAATCGAAAGCTCTATGACGTGATGACCAAAGGCAGCGGTGATGCCAGAATGCAGCCGCTGTATTTTCTCATCACCACCGCCGGCGATAATCAGAACAGCATTTGCTGGGAGGTGCATCAGAAGGCGCTCGATATTATTGATGGCAGAAAACACGATCCGACCTTCTATCCTGTCATTTACGGCGCGGCGCAGGAGGACGATTGGACGGACCCGAAGGTATGGCGGAAAGCAAATCCGTCGCTTGGCATCACCGTCGGCATGGATAAAGTCAAGGCGGCATTTGAATCGGCAAGGCAGAATCCCGCCGAGGAGAACAGTTTCCGACAGCTGCGTCTCAATCAATGGGTCAAACAGTCGGTGCGCTGGATGCCGATGGACAAGTGGGATGCCTGCGCGTTTCCGGTAAACGAAAAAGCGCTGGAAGGCCGCGTCTGCTACGGCGGGCTTGACCTTTCGTCCTCAACCGACATTACGGCTTTTGTTCTGGTTTTCCCGCCGCTGGATGAAGAGGATAAATACAGCGTTCTCCCGTACTTCTGGATACCGGAGGACAACATCGAGCTGCGCGTGAAGCGTGATCATGTGAATTATGACCTCTGGCAGAGGCAGGGCTTTCTTCAAACCACCGAGGGCAATGTCGTGCATTACGGGTACATCGAGAAATTCATCGAGCAGCTTGGAGAAAAATACAACATCCGCGAGATTGCTTTCGACCGATGGGGCGCTGTGCAAATGGTGCAGAACCTTGAGGGCATGGGCTTTACGGTCGTTCCATTCGGACAGGGCTTTAAGGATATGAGTCCGCCCACCAAGGAGCTGATGAAGCTGACATTGGAAGAAAAAATTGCCCACGGCGGGCATCCGATCCTGCGCTGGATGATGGATAACATCTTTATCCGAACAGACCCCGCCGGAAATATCAAGGCGGACAAGGAGAAGTCCACAGAAAAGATTGACGGCGCGGTCGCCACCATTATGGCACTGGATCGGGCGATTCGGTGCGGCAACGATACGGGCGAGAGCGTTTACGACAAGCGCGGCTTGCTCATTTGGTAAGGAGGCACACAGCCTATGGGCATACTACAAAGCATTTTTAAAGCCCGCGACAAGCCACAGAAATCTTCCGCTAAAAACCTCGGCGGCAGCAGTTTTTTGTGGGGCGGCACGACATCGGGCAAGGTCGTCAATGAAAGAACCGCCATGCAGATGACGGCGGTTTACTCCTGCGTCCGCATTCTATCAGAAGCAATCGCGGGTCTGCCGCTGTTCGTTTACAGGTACAGCGCGGACGGCAGCAAGGAGAAATATCTTGACCATCCGCTGTGGCGGGTCTTGCACGACGAACCGAATCCTGAAATGACCTCGTTTGTCTTTCGGGAAACCATGATGAACCATCTGCTGCTGACGGGTAACGCCTATGCGCAGATTATCCGAAACGCGCGCGGCGAGGTCGTGGCGCTCTACCCGCTCATGCCGGACAGAGTCACGGTGGACAGGGATTCGCAGGGGCGACTGTACTACCGTTATTACAAATGCAGCGACGAAGCGCCGGAGGTCGGAAAGGCAAAGCAAGCAGATATTGTATTCGCGCCGACGGACATTCTCCATGTGCTGGGGCTTGGGTACGACGGGCTGGTGGGCTATTCACCGATTGCGATGGCGAAAAACGCCGTGGGCTTGGCAATGGCGGCGGAGGAATACGGCGCGAAATTTTTCGCCAACGGCGCGGCGCCCTCCGGTGTTCTGGAGCACCCCGGCACCATCAAAGACCCGGAGCGCATCCGGCAAAGCTGGCAGTCCACCTTCGGCGGCAGCTCCAACAGCAACAAAATCGCCGTGCTGGAGGAAGGGCTCAAGTACACGCCCATCGCCATTTCTCCCGAACAGGCGCAGTTTTTGGAAACACGCAAGTTCCAAATCAATGAAATCGCTCGAATTTTCAGGGTGCCGCCGCATATGCTGGCAGACCTTGAGAAATCGAGCTTTTCCAATATTGAGCAGCAGTCGCTGGAGTTTGTGAAATACACGCTGGACCCGTGGGTGATTCGCTGGGAGCAGGCGATGAACAAATCGCTTCTGCTCGACAGCGAAAAGTGCGCGGTGTTTACAAAATTCAATGTGGACGGTCTGCTCCGCGGCGACTACGCCAGTCGCATGACAGGCTACGCGACGGCAAGGCAGAACGGCTGGATGTCGGCAAATGACATTCGAGAGCTGGAAAACCTCGACCGAATCCCTGCCGAACTCGGCGGCGACCTGTATCTCATCAACGGCGCGATGACCAAGCTTGAAGACGCCGGCGCGTTTGCAAATACAACTTCAGCAGAAACGGAGGAACCCTCAGATGGACAAAACAAAACGAAGTCCCGTCCGGGCGCGCGATAAAACGCATTTCTGGAACTGGGACAACGACGAAAACACAGACGCTCGCACCCTATACCTCGATGGTACGATTGCGGATGAAAGCTGGTGGGGTGATGAAATCACACCGCGCATGTTTAAGGATGAGCTGATGGCCGGCGACAGCGACATCGTGGTGTGGATTAACTCGCCCGGCGGCGACTGCGTGGCGGCTTCACAAATCTACTCGATGCTCATGGATTACAAAGGAAACGTCACGGTCAAAATCGACGGCATCGCGGCAAGTGCGGCAAGCGTCATCGCGATGGCGGGAACCAAAGTCCTCATGGCGCCCACGGCGCTCATGATGATTCACAATCCGCTGACTGTTGCCATCGGCGACACCGAGGAAATGCAGAAAGCAATCGATATGCTCTCCGAGGTCAAGGAAAGTATCATCAACGCCTACGAAATCAAGACCGAGCAGTCGCGGGCGAAAATCTCGCATCTCATGGACGGCGAAACCTATATGAATGCCAACAAAGCCATCGAGCTGGGCTTTGCGGACGGCATTCTCGAGGACGCGAAACGCGGCCGCACCGAGGATGTCGTTTTTGCTTTTTCCCGCAGGGCGGTTACCAATTCGCTCATAAACAAGCTCATCCCGAAATCCGCTCCGAAAGCGGAAAAGAAGCCGGAGAACGTCCCTAAGGGCGTTTCCATCACCGAGGCCATGCAGAAGCTGCAGGCTCGTAAATACATTTAACGGAGGTATTGGATTATGAAAAAGGTACTTGAACTGCGCGAAAAACGCGCAAAGGCATGGGACGCGGCAAAGGCATTCCTCGACGCACGCGCCAAGGATGGCGTGCTCTCTCCCGAAGACAATGCAACCTACGACAAGATGCTCGCGGATGTGGACGCAATGGCGCGGCAGATTGCCATTGAGGAGGACCGTGTCGCACGGGATGCGGAAATGAACCGTCCCACCAGCGCACCGCTGACCGAAAAGCCCGGCGCGCAAGGCACAAAACCTGCTTCTCCCCGCGCAACTGCCGAATACCGCGCGGATTTTCTCAACATTCTGCGCGGCAGAGCGCCCGTCAACAACGTGCTGAGCACGTCTCCCGATACCGACGGCGGCTATCTGGTGCCGACGGAATTTGAAACCCAGATTGTGACCGGGCTGGAGGAGGCCAACATCATCCGCTCCCTCGCCAAGACCATCAACACCTCGGCGGAGCGTAAAATCCCCATTGCCGCCACCCATTCCACCGCACAGTGGACGGCGGAGAATGCCGCCTACACCGAGAGCGATCCCACATTTGCACAGAAAACCATCGACGCTTTCAAGCTCACCGACCTTGTCAAGGTTTCCGTGGAACTGCTCCAAGACAGTATGTTTGATTTGGAAAGCTACATTGCCCTCGAATTTGCACGCGCCTTCGGCGTTGCGGAAGAAGAAGCCTTCTGCGTCGGCACCGGAACCGGCCAGCCCACGGGCATCTTCACGGAAAATGGCGGCGCGGTGGGCGTGACGGCAAGTTCCCCGACGGCTATCACCGTCGACAATCTCATCGACCTGATTTACGCGCTCAAAAGCCCCTATCGGAGAAACGCGGTGTTTCTCATGAAGGACATCACCGTATCCGCCCTGCGCAAGCTCAAGGACTCCAATGGCGCGTATCTCTGGCAGCCCTCCGTACAGGCAGGCCAGCCGGACCGGCTGCTGGGCTATCCGCTCTACACCAGTCCTTATGTGCCGGCGGCGGAGGCGGGTTCGCTTCCGATTGCGTTCGGTGATTTCTCCAACTACTGGATTGCCGACCGCATGGGGCGCACGGTGCAGAGGCTCAATGAACTCTATGCCGGCAACGGACAGGTGGGCTTCATCGCCGCCGAGCGCGTGGACGGCAAGGTGATTCTTGCCGAGGGCATTCAGCTGCTCAAAATGGCGGCGGGTTCGTAATGAAGGAAGGGGGCGGCGGGAATGGACACCCTGCTTGAAAAGGTCAAAGCCAATCTGATTCTTTCGCATACGGAAGACGACGAGCTCTTGCAGATGTACATCACCGCCGCCGTCCGTTATGCCGAAAGCTATCAGCATATCCCAGAGGGCTATTATGGTGAAAACGAGATGACACCGACCACCGAACAGGCGGTGATCATGCTGGCAAGCCATTTTTATGAAAGCCGCGACGGCTCCACGGGCGGCTTTTTTGCCGACTCCGTTCAGGCGGGCAAGCAGGTCTGGGATACGGTCAATCTCCTGCTTCGGCTTGACCGGGATTGGAAGGTTTGAGTATGTCTTTTGGAAAAATGAACAGCTTCATCGACATTATCTCCAACGCGCCGGTCAAGGATGCGGACGGCTTTGTCACGCAGGGTGACACGGTTCTTGCCTCGGTGCGCGCCTACAAGGAGGACCGCAACGGCTCGGAGCGCTGGGCAAACATGGCGGTGTTTTCCGAAGCGTCCGTGCTGTTCCGCTTTCGTAAAATCCCCGGCGTCGAGGTCAGTCCGTCTCTCTTCATCGTCTGCGAGGAGAAACGGTATCGAATTACCAGCGCGGAGGACGTGCGTGGGCGCGGGATGTATGTGGAGTGCCTGTGCGAGTTGGTGGAAAGGAGCGTGAACTGATTTGGCTCGGGCTGAAATGAAAATGCCGGAGGACTTTCTCCTGAAGGTTTCCCGGCTGAATGAAAAAACAGACGAAATCCTGCCCCGTGTGCTGGAAGCCGGCGGGCAGGTGGTGCTGGAGCGCGTGAAATCCAACCTTTCCGCCGTCATCGGCAAAGGCACAAAAATTCCAAGCCGCTCCACCGGCGAACTGGTCGGCGCTCTGGGGCTTTCGGCCGCCAAACCCAAACGGGACAGCTCAGGCTGGGACATCAAGGTCGGCTTTGCCGAGCCGCGCTCCGATGGGGATGCCAACGCGAAAATCGCCAATATTCTCGAATACGGCAAGCACGGACAGCCGCCCAAGCCCTTTCTCAAACCGGCGAAAACCCAGAGTCGCAAGGCCTGCGTCGAAACGATGAAATCAAAGCTGGACGAGGAGGTGCGGCGGATATGAGCGTGCTTTCGGAACTCAATACGCTTCTGACGCCCATTCTCCCGGTGGAGACGGGCGCTTTTTCCGGCGTTCCGCCCGACGAATATCTGGTGCTGACGCCGCTGACGGATGATTTTGCCCTGTTCGGAGACAACGCGCCGCTGATGGATGTGTCCGAGGTGCGGATTTCGCTCTTTTCCAAAAGCAATTACCTTCAGCGCAAGCGGCAGATTACACAGGCGCTTTTGAACGCCGGTTTCACCGTCACCGGGCGCACCTATGTCGGGCATGAGGACGATACCGGCTATCACCACTACGCGATTGACATTTCAAAATCCTATGAAACGGAGGAATAAATTATGGCGACCATCGGGCTGGATAAGCTCTATTACGCAAAAATCACCGAAGCCGAGGACGGTGAGGAAACCTATGATACGCCCGTCATCCTCGCGAAGGCCATCTCGGCGGAACTGTCCGTGGAGCTTGCCGAAGCGACGCTTTACGCGGACGACGGCGCGTCGGAGGTGGTCAAGGACTTCAAGTCCGGCAAGCTGACGCTGGGTGTGGACGATATCGGCATCACTGCCGCGCAGGATCTCACAGGCGCGGCGGCGGACGACAACGGCGTGCTCATTTCCGCCGGCGAAAACATCGCCCCGCCGGTGGCAATCGGCTTCCGCGCTCTGCGGGCAAACGGCAAGTACCGGTACTTCTGGCTCTACCGCGTTATTTTCGGCATCCCTGCGACTAACCTGCAGACAAAGGGCGACTCCATCACCTTTTCCACGCCGAGCATCGAGGGCACGGTCATGCGCCGCAACAAGCAGGACACCAAGGGAACGCATCCGTGGAAGGCGGAGGTTTCCGAGGGTGCCGCGGGCGTTACATCCGAAACCATCACCGGCTGGTTCGGGCAGGTGTACGAGCCGACCTACACCGAAGCACCGGCCGGCGAATAAGGAGGGCTGACGCATGGAAAACGAACGAACCGCCGTAATCAAAATCGGTGGAAAAGACTATGAGCTGATTCTCACCACCCGCGCCACTAAGGAAATTGCCAGACGCTACGGCGGGCTGGAGAACCTCGGCGAAAAGCTGATGAAGTCCGAAAACTTTGAGATGGCGCTGGATGAGATCGTCTGGCTGATTACCCTGCTGGCAAATCAGTCCATCCTGATCCACAACCTGAAAAACAAGGATAACCCGCAGGAACTGCTCACCGAGGAGGACGTGGAACTGCTGACCTCGCCGCTGGATCTGGCGGCGTACAAAAACGCCATCACAGAAGCGATGTTCAAGGGAACAGCGCGGAATGTGGAAAGCGAGGAGGAAACCTCCTCAAAAAACGCGGAAGTCGGGTAAACACGGAAGAACTGTTTACCCGGCTTTTGTATTACGGAACGGTGCAGATGGGCATGGGCGCGGAGGAATTCTGGCTGATGCCCATCGGCCTGTTTCTGGATTTATGGGCCTGTCACAAGCAGTTTCTCGGCATGGAAAAGCCGAAACAGACCTTTTCCATTGACGATATCATCCCGCCGGGGATTTGAAGGGAGGTGAGCGGCAAATGGCGGATAATTTTGGCCTAAAAATCGGTGTGGAGGGCGAAAAGGAGTTCAAAAAGGCGCTCTCGGACATCAATCAGTCTTTCAAGGTGCTCGGCTCTGAAATGACGCTGGTCACCAGCCAGTTTGACAAGCAGGACAAATCCGTGCAGGCGGTCGCCGCCCGGAACGAAGTCCTCAATAAGCAGATCGACGCGCAGAAGGCAAAAATCGAAACCCTGCGCGCCGCCTTGAAAAATGCCTCCGATTCCTTCGGCGAAAACGACCGCCGCACCCAGAACTGGCAGATTCAAATAAACAAGGCGCAGGCGGAACTGAACGGCATGGAGCGCGAGCTTTCGCAGTCCACAGAAGGCGCGGACAATTTGGGGGACGAACTGAAGGAAAGCGGCGACGAAGCGGAGAAGTCCGGTTCCAAGTTTGAAAAGCTGGGCGGCGTTTTAAAGGGCGTCGGCGTGGCGATGGGCGCGGTCGTGGTCGCCGCCGGTGCCGCCGCCATTAAACTTGGCAAAG